AAAATCATTTTTAATATTAGATCCAAAAGCAACAGAAAACCACAATATGGGGTTTATTTCTGAATCAAGTATCTCCTCATGAAGATTTGGATCTGCGTTTTCTTTTTTTATTTGAATCCATTTTCCATCTTGTTTTCTTCTGTAAATTGTATCTTTTATGTGTTGATAAATTCCACTCATTTAAACAATCCTATAACAGTTGATAAATTTTTTGGTATTCTTATTTCTTGTCCTTCTTCCATTTCGGCTTCTGTTGGAGTAAAATTAAAAGCAGCAATTACCCACCACTTTGTTTTATCTCCATAAAACTTATCTGCCAATCGCCAAAAACGATCTCCATTTCTCCAATAATAGCGAAAATACTTAACTGAGTTATATTCTTCTCTTGTTAATCTTTTAAATTTTGGTGTATCAAATTGAACTATTTCTTTTACACCTCTGTTTTCTAACAAATCATCAGATTGATATTGTTCTGAATCGTTTATGATTCTTGATCTTGTTGAATATCTTGACATAATGTTTCTCCTTGTTTAAAATGGCCATCTTTTGTTATCATTTGGTTCTCCTTCTTCATCAAAGCCTCCAAGTCTGTCGTGAAGAGGTTCGAATGAAAAAGACAAAGTCATTTCTCGAGGAACACCATCTCCATCAGAACCAGCGTCATCTATACCTTTTGTTGTATCATAAGATATTTGAAAACTTGTAAAAAAACCCGGGAGCATTGCGTATTCTGTTTTATTTGTTCCCTTGTGATTAAATGTTACCATTGTTCCACCTACTACTATTGGGGATACTTTTATAGCAAATAACGGAGGAGATTTAAGAACAGCCGTGGGGACTTGTACTCCTGATGAATCTGATAGATTTTGGGTTGTATATCGACCATACATCCTACTGGCTATAGCTATTGTTCTTAAAAAATTGCTTTGTGCTGGGCCGCTGGTAGAGTCCAAAAGCACAGTAAAGCTAATTTGCCTTGTTGTACCAGAGTAAGTTCTTATTGGGTCTATTCTTCCATAAACCTCTTCAGAGTTTACTTTAGCAGTATAATTATCTGAAAAAGATTGAATATCTCCATTTAATGATATGATCTTATTCCTAGAATATGAAAAAATTTGAATCTGTGTATTATCACTATTTAAATATGCCATCTATTTGTCTCCGATTATTGCGTTGCAACTTGTTGAATATAGGCATCAAATGCTATATTGTCTTTAATTACTAATTTTAAGTTTCCTAAATTTATTTGATTGTTTACAGTAGGAGTAGCTCCTGGTACAGGCGCAGGAGCAGGTGTACCACCCCCAGCAGTCTGTTGAGCTATGTATCTACCTCCTGTTGCTATTGTCGCCATACTATTTAAAGTCGACATTAACTCTATTTTTTTATTACTAGACATGCCGTCTAATTTGTCTGCGGCGTTTTGAATCATATCAGCTATAAATGTCACATTAGTTAGATTTGTTGTCAAAGCAGTCATAGCACTTGTCATACTGGATGCCATTTTGTCAAAACTATCAACAATCATTTTAGCAGCTATTCCTATAATCAACATAGTTCCACCAAGAAGGGCTAATACAGCTATTCCCGGACCCATAGCAATCGATGCACCACCCAAGGCAGATATAGCAAAAGCGATTCCAGCAATGGCAACCCCAAAAGCAAGTAACCCAAGAGCTGCTGCATATCCTGAGTCTCCAAGACCTGCAAACGCTTTAACCAGAGTTGCCGCTCCATAAGCAGCAATAGCAAACGCACCTGCTACTAACATTAATGCAAAACCAAGCTTTACAATACCACCAGATGTTAGATTTCCAGTAGCAGATAGTTTTGTTAAAGCTTTTGTAAATAATGTTGCTGCCTTATCTGACATCAGCGCAGATTTTACCGTACTTCCTCCAAGACTAATCAAGCCAAAAGAAACCACATTTAGTAAACCACCAAGGCCACCTAATATTGGCATGATAGCCATACCAGCAGCTCCTACCATAACAAGAAAGCCTGGCACTCCACCTAAATTTGCATTAAGCTCGGCAAAACCAAGGACAAAACCTTTAATAAACTCTATGCCTTTCTCTAAGAAATTGATAAAATCTTTTTGTGCAACAACTGCTTGAAGTGCTTCTGTAAAAGCTTCTTGAAGAGGAATAGTTGCTTGAATTGCCTCCTGAAACTTCTTTTGAACCGCTTCTTGTCTTTTCATTTCTGCTTGGGATTTTTTATATGCTCCCAAGGACATTCCAAACATTTGATTTGCTTTCGACATATCAGTGATACCCGCAGCATTTGCAATCGCTCTTTGAGTAAAACGATCCATTTGATTAAAAGCTATACCTTGTGCCTTGACTGTTCTTATGATTGTTTCAATTCTTTCGTCTTCGTTCATCATAAGCATTTTTGTTGCTGATAATTGAGACCCTAAGATTGCATTTAATTTTCCCGTAGTTTCTGCTGCTCCTGTAAAAGTATCAAACTTTCCAGCTATTGATAGCAACTCTGACATCTCTACTCCTGTGTTTCGAGCAGCAGCGGCCAAGTTCTTGAAAATTCCTATAGATTTTCCACCTTGAGCTGATAATACAGAGGAAGCAGCAGTAAAATCAGACATCATTTTTGAAGAAGATATTCCCATTTTTGTTCCCATGAGAGCCAATTCTTTTGTAAATTTAGCAGCTTGTTTATTGGATACTCCCATAGTTTTTGTAATAGTATTTATACTTTTTGTAAACTGTTCACCAGTTACACCAACTCTTTGTAGATCTGTTGCCAGTCCTGCCATGCTAGCTACTGTATCAAAAGACAAAGAATTTAGATCTATTAAGCCGTCGTTAAAAGCTTTCATTGAGTTGGAAATATTGTCCATGGACCTTCCCATTCCCATACCTTCTGTTTTTACTTGAGTCATCATTAAAGAAAACCTATCTCCTGCTCCAGTAGCTGCTGCTAAAGAAGCTTGGGCATTGTCAATAACAAGTGCGAATTCTACAAATGATTGTAATAAAGAACCTGCGATATTTGCAGCTGAGAATGTTTGTTGAACGGCTTTAGCAAATTCTTCTTGCTTCTCCGCATTATTCTCTAGTTCTTTTCCAATTGTCATAAGTCTTCCAACAGAGTTCTTTAATGCTGAATTACCTAAACCTATTTTTGAAGCAAATCCGCCAATTATGTCATCATATTTATTGGCAGCTTTTTCAACTTTTTTTAATTTCTTTTCATGTTTCGATAACTCTTCATTGGCATCTTCATATTTTCCAATCATTTCAGTTAAACGTGTGTTTATTGCAGTCAGTTTGGTTTGTTTTGCTTCATCAAATTCACCATTGTCACTTAAGGTGGCACTTTTTTCCTTTTCCAAAGCAACTTGTTGTTCTAATAATTCAACAATTAGTTGTTGTCTTGTGATAGAAGCATCTCTCACATCACCCATGGTTTCTTGAACACTTAGCTCAATCTCCAATTGATCAATAGTATCTTGTCTAAGTTCGTTTTGCAACCTTAGTTGTTTAGCTTGTTCAGCCATAACTAAAGCTTTATTCTTCTCTATTTGTTCTGATTCTTTTTGTTTTTTGATATCTTCAGGTGTCGGAGCTTTCGAACCGCCACTAGTATCATCATCTTGATCAAATAAAAATTTTCCTCCACTCATACTTCATTACTCCTCATCTTTAAAAGGCCAAATAATATGCGTTACTTCTTCAAAATTAGCAATTGCTTGGTCTAATAACTCTTTTGATTTTTGTGATCGTGGGTGCTCTGCACCATAATGAATAAAGTGATCTAAATATTCTTTTTCGGCCATAATTGCCTGAGAATAGGCTTTAACATCTTCTACCTCTCCTCGTATTACAAACTTTAGTTTTTGCCCTTCATCGTCTTCCTTGAGGCTTTGATGGGCCTTTAAGTCAGCAGTCATGGTAACATCATTTCCATACAAATATTTTAAAAATGTTTTGTTCCAATCAGCAAAAGCTCTCATCCAACTTTCAGTTAATAATTGCTTCTTGTTTGTTAAATCTAATTTCATAATCAATCCTCGCTATAGTAAGTAGTTTAAAATAAAAAACCCGATTGTTATCGGGCTTTCTTTCGAGCTTCTTCTGCTGCTTTGTTTTCTTCTTCGTATTGTTTTACCAACCTTTCATAAAACCAGTGCCTTAGACCAATTGGTAAATTGTACACTTCAATAAAAGACCAGCCTCCATAATGCTTCATAAGAAATATTTGTTCATAAAGCTGCTCGGAATATTTATCGCTTAGGCCAAAAAAACTCCGCTCCAAGCGGCACCTCCAGTTCTTGTTCATAACCACAAGACTTGCAAGTAAAATCAAATTTCATATCTATATTTGGTGTAACTTTTTTATAATACTTCTTTAAGCTAATAGAATCTTTTAAAGGCAGAACTTCTATAAACTCATTTAATTGACCACGATCTGTTACTCCATTAGCAGAAACGACCATTAGTTTATATTGATCAGTGACCGCAGATTCGTTAGACTTGTTCTTTTTAGAGTCCGTCATTCTTTTAAAAATTAAAGACTCATCTTTTGAAGTTAATAACTTTAATTCTAATTTTATTTTTGTTTCCGGAAGTTCAAAGATAAAGTTGCCATTTTCATTTATTTCCGCTTCTGAGCCAAAGTTTATATTTGCCTCATTCAGGTCATAATTAAGAGTATTGGTTTCAAAACAACTAGGACACATGACTTCTGTGTCATATTCTGCACCATAACCTAATTTTCTTGATTCCAAAAGAATAGCATTCTTATCTCCAATTAAAAGAGAGTCAATAGAGATACTTTTATTCACTATAATATTCTCTACAAACCTATCAATAACAATACCATTTTTAATCAACGATTCGGATGTTAATATATCCTCATCCTTAGCTGTCATTTGATATACTTCTATTACTTCTTGGTCTTTTAAAGGGTGATTATCTGCGTAATGTTTTCCTTTAGACGGCAAAGTAACAAAATTAGTTGGTTTAACAAAATTTAGTAAAGGGTTACTATTTTGAACCGGTTGTTGGGCTGGTTTTATAGGCGGCCCTGTCCTATCAGAATTATTTCTGCTCATTTTATCTCCTATTATAAATCATCTTCTGAAATACTGTATTTTGGTTGCTTTAATGGTTTTTGTTTTGACTTTATTAATCTTATATTCTTCTCTAAATCGTCCACACCTTCAGTAATCAATGTTTCCACATATTCTCCAAATAATTCAGTATGTTGGGGTCTTGCAATATCATATGTAAAAGTGACAGAGATTTCATTTATATCATCAGAAGAGTAGTCTCCTTGGCCAAAGTCTATTTCAGATATCAATATGTCTTGAAGCAACCAAGACTCTCGTATATCCGGTGGTGGCCCATCAGGAGGCTTTTCAGCAACATGATAGTACCTATGTATTCTCATTTCCCTGATTTTATCTCTACCGGATGCACCAGCCTCTGTTGCTTCTCCGAACAAATGGGTCATAAATGTTGCTGAAAAGCCGCTATCATATAATCCTTGATCTCTAGAAACCAAAAGACCACTTTTTTGTTGATAAGTATCAAGTAAATTGGCTATACCAAACCAAAACATTTGTGTTGACATTGGTCTTAAAAGATTTTCTGATGAATTTAACATAATATCAGCAAAAGTCAAAGTTATTGGTTGCCACTTAGTCGGACCAGGTTTGTAAACAGTAGATCCTCCCATTCCAGAGGACCCTTCTTGTTTCTCTTGAGATAGTTTTGGAAACTGCGCTGTTTTTACGTAAAAGATTATCCCATCCAAGTCTAATGAATACTTAAACTTATTTAAGACTTTTACGTCATTTTTTATCCAAAAAGACATTCAAACCTCTTGTTATGTTCCGCTACCAGGTAAGAAAAAGTCTCCACTTACGCCTGCTCCAGTTCCAAACTCACATGAAGCCCAGTCATACTTAATGGTAAGAGATATTTCTCTCATATCATCTGAAGAGTAATCAAAATCTCCAAACTTGACATTTGTAATAAAAGCGTTATTCAAGGTCCATTTTTCAATTGTAGCACCTTCTGGATTTTGAGTTTCTAATATCATGTTTCCATTGGATTCCACAAGAGCTTGTTTAGTAAATGTTTTAAATGCCCTGTTAGATTTTAGAGTATCTGCATTGGGTATTTCATAACCAGCTAAAGAAATTAAAGACAAAGTCTTATGAACCACATCGTCTGATCCTGCTGGATCTACAAGGGTAATTTCTATATCAGACCACTTAATTTTCCCAGGAAAATTAAATACGTGGTCACTGAAAGCATGTTCCACAGAGGTAATCTCATAAGAAGGAGCTGATACTGATTTTACATACCAAGCTACTTCTCCATTAAACAAGGTTAACTTGTAACGATATTTTCTTTTAGGGTCTGCTAAGGGTGAATTCCAAAATGCCATAATTTATTTCTCCTGTATGGTTTTATATTAATTAGTGTTTAGTTTAGAATTGTACACCAGATCTAGATATTATGAAGTCTACTGCAATAAACTCAATTGACCTTGTGGGTTTGATATATATCTTTGCATACATGATATTTCTATCTACTAAATCTTGTGTAGTGGTTCTTGAATCCAAGACTAACTTAAATTCTGACACTCCGAGCCTATCTTGTACATCAAGAAGGATTGCTGTTGCTCTATCTCTAAATCTATTCCATGTTGTATTAACATTTTGATCGAACAAGATAGTGTCTGCAATAAGACCAATTCTATACTTAAGATAAATTAGAAGTCTTCTAACATTGATTCTATTAAGAGCAGAATCATTTTGTAGTAAGGTTTTTTGACCAAATACGACAATTTGATTCATAGATGGGAATCTAGCGATTGGGTTGATATTCGCTGTATATAGTTCGTCACGATCATCTTTTGTTAAATGTTCCCAAGTACCTGTGATGATAGGTCCAAATATACCACCAAGCTCGTTTATTCCACCTCTATTGAAACCAGCTGGAGCAAACCATAAATCAGCTTGATCTGATGATTTTGCTAATGCGCCAATAGCTGCAACGGACGGAGGCACATAAAGTACATCATTCTGGCCGCCAATCCTATCTCTTAGTCTTACCCAAGGATAATAAGCAGATACATAAGAGGTGTTAAGTTTTCTTCCCTCTAATGAAGTAATTGTGCCATTAATATCACCACTGGTAATAGTACCATTATTTTCATAAGCCGGTTTGTGACCACCCTCGATATCAATAATAGCTAAATGGTCTTGCCTATCTTCGGCAATCTTAATTATCTCATCAGTGACATCAGTGGCTGTGATACCTGGAGCCGATAATACATTAAACTTCACAGCTTCTGGATCAGATATTGATTCAAGAGCTTTAAATACTGAGTTATATGCATATGATGATTGTCTAGTTTTATCTCCAAGATTCTTATTTGAGAAAGGTTCAACTTCTTTTAAGTCTACCCCATCGTGACCTCCAAAGAAAGGAGCTCTAAATTGTCTTACTTTGTTTTCAAATAACTTTTTAATACCATGTTTTGACGACCACGAATCGGTATCGGCAAATGAACCAGATTTATAATAGTAAGTACTTGTATTAGTTAAATCTTGCACAACATCATCTAATGAAAAGATAAAAGAATATTCTAATGCTCTTGGTAAAGACTCGTTTTCACCTAAATGATGGGAAAGAGTTACAGCTGCATTAGTTGGAAGAACTCTGATAATATCAATATAAGAATCATCTCTTCTTGTAGCTGTTGCTCTATGGTGTCTTACACCAAACAAATCTGTAGCTGCAAATTGATTACCATTAGAATTTGCATTGTGATCTGTTAATCTTAAAGAAGGGAAGTTAAAAGAAGCAGAATAATCAGCAGGTAATTTAGCAAAAATGTTTGCTGATGTCTGTGAATTATCTGGTATGCTTGCATTTCCAACAACAAAAGAATTGTTTGTAATGGTTTCATTCACACCAACAACCGATGAAGAAATTACAGTACCTTGTCCCTCTTTAGCACAGAAGTCATCTCCAGCAGCTCCTGTTCCAAACAAGTTAAATGACGATGCGACAACTTGATCTGCTGTCATTTGAACTTTTACTGGGCTTCCATGTACTATTTTACTTGAATATCCATCAATTCCATTTAAAAAGTTATTTAAATTTGTAGCAAAAGAGCCACTCGAAGCAGGTGAACCAATAAAAATTGGATTTTCCCCACCAGCATCTGGTGTAATTGGAGTGTGAGCAGAATTGTTTGATGCTGTCATAGGAACGTCGATTGTTCCATTGGTGTGAAATAGATTGAATATGTCTGTATTTGTAGGA